CTTTTCGTAACACAGATGCCATAGAGGAATCTATAACAACAGATTTAATGCTATCCCTAATTATTCGGGTATTGGTTATTGTCCTATATTTTACATCCCATAAAATAGTAGTATCTTTTAATTGCAAAGTATCTGTCATAACCTCATACAAAGTATCAGTAGTTTCTAAAGTGTCTGTAATATAAAGAAAAGAGGTATCGTTTACACAATACCCCCCTTTAAGAACAGAATCCTTAATTACGTTAAAATAGGCTGGTTTTTTCAGTACTTGTTTGACAGGGTTGCAACTACTTAGAATCAGTATAACCAAAAATACCCTCATTATTTGAAAATATGTTTTTAAGTAAATAAGCAGCAGCAGCCTTGAGACCGAAGATAGCATCAGATTTAAGATCTTCAATAGATGGCAAAGCACCTACTTCAAGAGCAGCAATTGTACCAGCAAGAGCAGCAGACAAAAATGCAACAATGATACCATTGATGGCATCACGCTTGTTTAAAGAAAGAAAATTACTCATAATATATACTTTTGAATTAATAAAGCAATTATTGCTCCGACAATACCCATAAACCACCATATAGACTTCATTACGCCTCTCTTCCAGTCCTCTAAGCCTGATACCCTACCATTTGTTTTGGTTGTCTGCACAAGTATCTTATCAAGTTTCTCATCGAATTTACTATCAATAGCCTCAAGCCTGTCTGCTATAAACTGGAGATCATTCATCGTCTTCTTCTTTAAACTTTACACCTTTTACGAAATCTTTTAAATATGTGTGAATTTCAAGTCCTTCAGGATTTACTACCTCAATAACCTTGAAATCAAATTCTTTGTCAAGTAGTACTTTAATGTCAGCATTTAGTTTCTTCATGGCATCTTTAGTAAAGCTATACTCCCCTTTCTCATTCATAATCACATTCCCCTTGTCATCTGTAGATGCATGATCAAGTTTTAAGTCACCCAAAGCCTCAGAGTATTCCTCATAGTATGTCTTGAGTTTAGCGTGAATCTTGACAAGTTTCTTCTGCACTTTTGTTTCTTGGTTACCAACATTCGCAGCAATTAACTGCATAGTTTCAATCAGTTGTTTGTAGTTCATAATTTAGAATTTATACAAATTTAAAAAGTTATCCATGAAGTACCATTATAATATCTCATATTATTTGCAGAGGAGTTGTAATACATTGTCCCTGCAACTGGACTTAACGGATTTGATGTCCTGCCAATGAACCTAACTGCGCCATTATTTAGGAAAACAAACATATCTGTTGCACTTGTAGTATTGTCAGGAGTGGTGGCTATGGCTATTTCTGTTCCTGCCGATGTGCTATTCCATGCTTGTGATGCTCTTATCTCTATTCCCCCTCCCCAAACGTAAGTTGAGCCAGTAGTAATACCCCAAGCATCAATAATACCCAATGAATCACTTGCAGAAGGTACTGCTGACCTGCGTAATATAGTCACCCCACCACCAGAATCGGTCGCAGATATGCTTCCTACAAGATTTAATCCTGTCACAACAGATGATGCACCATTAAATAGAAAGTTTGCGCCATCGTCAACGATTCGGCTATTACCGACTGCTATGCCTGTGCTATCAAATTTTGCAAGGTAATTCTGTGTTCCTGATACACCGCCCGGAGTTGCTGTTGTGATAATATTCCCTCCACTTGTAAACGCTAAATATCCTTGTACTATACCTGTGAACGATGTAGTAGAAGTATAACCATTCAAACGCAGTTGCCCATTATCAGAAAGCCTCATTCTCTCCCCCGAACTGCTTCCCGATGGATGGAATGACAAGAAAGCACCTGTGCCGCTTGTACCTGTTATGGATGGTATATTAACACCATAAACACCGCCATAAGTTAAATAATTCGCTGATGGCAACTGTAAACGACCTGTTGATAAAACTAATCCTGCTGATGAAAAAGTACCGAATGTAGTTGTTCCAGGTCTGTCTGTAAATACATGATTTGTTTGAGCGTAATATGTATTCGGATTTGAACTATCCCCAATAGTTATAGCTTGATTAGCATTCTGGTCGTAAATAGCATGAAATATACCACCAAATCCTGCAAATATTTTACCTGCTAAACCTATGTTTCCGTTTACATCAAGTTTGTGAGATGGTGAAATACCTACGCCTAACCCTGTTGCATTTATAACTGCAAAACCAACTCCTCCGCCTCTATTTCTAAATGAGTGAGAAGTATTATCATAAGCATTTAGTGGAGTAGTTGCATCCCCTAAAGTTAATGTCGCAGAACCACCACCATCATAAATAACATTATAAGTAGATGATTTTACTGCAAAAGCCGTACCTGATAATGCAATAGTTCCGTTTACATCAAGTTTATGAGATGGTGAAATACCTATTCCTACATTCGTTCCATTGTCTAAAATCTGACTATCTCCTAAAACTGCACCTGATGGTGTCCACTTTGCAACGTAGTTAGTTGTACCGCTACCAGTCGGGAATAATGGCGTAAAGAACTCATACGCAGTATTTGCACTATTTCTCCGCAGCATTTGGTTAGCCGTTCCTGCCACCCCTGTAAATGCTGAAGTTCCATTTCCGATTAAAACACCTGTTAAAGTAGATGCCCCGCTACCTCCTCTGCCGACTGCTAACTGCCCTGTCCAACCTAAAGTCATTGAAACCGAACGAAGGAGCGCATTAGATGGCGTACCTCCGAGAGTCATAGTGACATTTGTGTCATCGGTTTCAGTCAATGCAGCGCCAACTATATCACCTCCTTGAATTGATGCCCAAGCAGGAGAGCCTGATGACACAGAGCGCAAGTACATATTGTTGGCAGTGGTATTGGCTCCTAATCTCAATGGCGCACCTGCTGCGTTGCCATAGATAATATCCCCAAGACTTGTCATTGGGTTATCCATGTATGTAGCACTCCAAAACTCGTAGGCTAACGTACTTGGGTTAATCCTTAGAATCTGACCGCCTATGCCTGTAATGCCAGTCACAGGGGCAGTTAAGTTACCGAACATTACACCACTCACTCCGCTTGTGCCTGTGCCTCCACGCCCTGCCGATAATTGACCTGTCCATCCCATTGTAAGGGATGCAGCGTTAAGCAAAGCAGTTGATGCAGAGCCACCGAGAGTTATGGTTACGTTTGTATCATTAGTTCTTGTAAGAGCAGATCCAGTTATGTCAGCAGCTGATAGCGTTTGCCAAGTTGGTGTATTGGCTGCCGACCCTGTGCCTGTGGAAGTAAGAAAGTGCTTTGTCGCAGGAGTCGGACCTGCAATCCTGCCTGGAACACCCGCAATCTGCGCTATCATGTCACCATTTAGCGTCATTGGATTGGTTAGGAAGGTAGCTGAGTAGAACTCATACCCAGTCGCAGTACCATTGACACGAAGGATTTGATTCGGGCCACCAACAACTGCTGTAATTGCACTTGTACCATTCCCAATGAGGACCCCAGTTAAGGTAGCAGCACCAGTACCACCACGAGAGACAGCAAGTTGCCCTGCCCATCCGAGCGTCATTGAGACGGATCGTAGCAAAGCAGTTGAAGGAGTGCCACCGAGCGTCATTGTTACGTTGGTATCATCCGTCTCAGTTAGTGCTGCTCCTGTTATGTCAGTCCCTGCGATATTCACCCATGACATTGTAGTGCCATTGGTGGTTAGGAACCGCCCTGCGTTGCCTGTCATAAGCGGAGGGATGCCGTACCCTGTTGCGAAGGACAAAGCAAGTGTTCCACTTGATGTTATAGGTGAGCCTGTGACAGTAAAGCCTGTTGGAGCGGTTAAAGCTACTGATGTAACTGTACCACTCCCTGCCCCTGTCGTTGGCGTATAAGCAATAAGAGATTTATTTATCCTCATGCAGGAATCAAAGTGATGTTAAGCTGTGTTGCTGCCCAATCAATTATCCAAGCATTTGCATTTGGGTCTGTTGACCAATCTGCGTAGTCTTGATTCTCACAAGCCAATGCGCCTGATTGGATTACGTTTCCTGCGTAGTCGTTGCCATCTGCATCTTGAGCGTTCTCTCTCAATGACCATTGCAAATTCGCAGCGTTGTCGAGATTGTCAAAAGAAGAGTAGATTTCGAACCATTCTGCTGTTTTCGGTGAGCCTGCTACATAAGAAATAGTGATAGGCTGGATTTTGTTTATCATATTGTTTATATTAATGTGAATGTCTTTGTTACCCCTCCGATTCTCATTTGTATGTTAGTTCCGTCAAACCAAATATCACCGTCAACAGGACTTGTTGGTGCAGTACCGCTTGGAATTCTCAATGATGCCCTCGCTGTTACTGATGGCGCTAATACTGTTACCCCTGCACTAACTTCAATCGCCCTAAAATCAGCAGCAGCAGTCAAAGTAGGGTTAATGTATAAGCCTCTTGTGATTCCGTTTGCACCGCCTGTTTGGTTGATTAAACTCTCTAATTGCAAAATCGTGTATGTAGCAGTTCCGCTTGTTGGCTGAAAACCTATGCTATTAACTAATATCCCTACTCTTGCACCTGATGTTATTACTGAACTTGCAAAACCATTAAAAAATCTAAAATCAGGTCCAGCGAAACCTGAACCTAATGAACTTTGAAAAGCAAATCCTGAACCTATGCCTGAACTTCTTGCGCTATTTTGTTGGCTATATATTTGAAGGTCAGAACCATTGCTAAACAACAAAGCGCCGTCATTCCTAACCCTCAACAAATTAGTGCTATCGCTATTCTGCACCGTCAGCGCAGTTGTGGCTGATGTAGCACCCGAACCACGAAGGAGGGTGTCGCCTATTACCTGCAACCTCTGACCACCATCGGAGAATGTGCCTCCGTTTTGTAATAAAAGATTACCAGTTGAATTAAATACCCGCAAACATTCTGTTACTGATATTGTCCTAAAAATTGAAAAGTTAGCAGTAGAAGAGTTGTTGTATAAATTAACTGAAAAACCATTTGCTCCCGAAGATGTAAAACTTGCCCTATTTCTTAAACTTGTATTTACAAATGTTGAGCCATATATTTCTATTGCTCCAAATTCTAAAACGTCATTTCTTACTACTATACCTGATTCCCCCGAAGCGTTTGTATTTGTTAGCCTCCCAAAAACTATACCGCCAGAACCAACTGATTTACTTATATCTAAATCAGCTGCAGGCGCATTAGTCCCAATACCTAACCTACCTTGTGCATTATCCCAAAACAGATTATTCGAACCACTCACCGCACTTGCACCAGTCCAATATGTTACCTGTCCTGCTGCACCACTACCGCTTATCCCTGCTGCAATTGTCCACGACCGATTAGCAGACAAATCGTATGTAACACCATTAATCGTTAACGTAGTCGCAGCATTGGCAGGAGTGAAACCTAAAGCGTTTTGCTTATTGTTAAATGTAGTCCAATCAGTAGCCGAAAGAAAGCCGTTTACTGACCCTGTTGCCTGTGGAATACTTACAGCATTGACAGACCTTGAAAGCGGAGAATTGAACGTTAAAGGCTGTTCTGGAGTGTATCCAAGAACTGTGGCTATGCTTTTATGTTCCCAAAGTCCAGTACTGGTATTTAGAAATATACCATCATTATTTGCTGCTCCAATAACATCAACGTCATGTAATTCTCCTAATTCCCACCCATTCATGACCTTCACATAAATCTTGCCATTATTCGCATGAGCATACTCAACATATCCAATCACCACTATATGCCCTGTAACCGCAGTAGGCTTGATATTAGTCAATGCCCCTGCCGTAGTTGGAGATAAATAAAGCACATCACCATCTGCCCAAGTTTCGCCTTGTAATGACCCTGTCGTATTGATGCCCTCCAGACTTCCCATAGTCATGATGAAACCTTCCTGATTGGTAGCGATTGTTTCCGTAACCAGACCTATTGTATCTGCGCTATTTGCGTCATTGTTTGCCTGTGCATAAGCTACGGCTAATCTCTGACCCTGAGCTCCAGATATCCTTACCGCTTGATACGCTGCTTTTGTCAATGTAGTATTTGGTGTAACCTTATTCACCACCCTTGCCACCAAATCAACGCCATTCTTTAAAATAACGTTGCCACCCTTCAAAGTAGTCTCTGAAGTGCCAGTAGTATCGTTCCACCTTATCGTACCTACCGCAGCCGTTCCTGTCGGTGAAGTATCAAGCGTTACCTGACCTGCTTTTATTTTGTATTCGCCTAAGTCAACATTAGTAGTTGCCCCTGTATATGGCACATAACCAGTCAAAGCAGGAAACGTAGCCAAAGACCCATCACCTCTTAAATATTGCGAAGTTGTGCCTGTCGGGTCATCGAACTTTGCGTTCAATGCGTTCTGAAGATCGGTCTGATTGCTCAAAGTCCCTGTGATAGACCCCCATACACCTCCTCCCGATGCACCTCCATCGCTATATGAAACAGTGATGTAAACAGGAGAGACCGATTGGCTCATGTAAACATCAGTAACGTTATATGTAACCTTTATCGTCATTAGCTTGTGATTTGTTCTTCAACAATAACAAAACCAGTCATGTAGGTATCCACAGTTGAGGCTTTTGTGACTTGCAGATCATAAGCATACTCACCAACAGAATAACCAGCAGTTGTGACTGCTGACAAAGTTACTATTCTTTGATTTGTTGTGGCTCCTGCTGCGAAAACTGTGTTATCCCAAGTCCACTGCGTTACACCAGCAGCATTCTTTGCCATGAGTTTAAATACCCATGATGAAACATCAATAGGAGTAGTTTCACAAGCATCCTCAAAGAAATCGAGTTGCATACTCCATGTATCGCCTCTCCTAATTGGTTTTAAATTATGTTCTGCCATATTATAATGCTATGTAGGCAGCCACAACAGAAACTCCGTTAAGTGCACTGCCCAATGTTATTGTTGTTCCTACTACCGAATAGTTGTAATACCATGCTCCACGATAACCAATAGCCACAAGTTTATGCGTAGACGTTGACCTACCCGTAATCGTTCCAGATGCCACAGTATAGGTATCAACCACAGTCAACTCCGTAAATCCACCCGTTACCTGCAATGAATAGTTATATTGTGCGAAATTATTCACCGTTGAATCATAAGTTACCTCGGTAACATAACACTGAAATTGATAAACCCGATAATTATTCTGCGGATCAATGATATCAAGATAAGCAGTGTATTTCGTATCAACTGTGGTCAGTAAGTCCTCAAAGAAATCAATCCCGTGTTGAGTAGTGCCGACAATCTTAACAAGTCCTGACCCAGAAATGGTCGCTGCCCTCTTCCCAGGTATGAATTGCCTATGTGTATTATTTGTTTTAGGAGCAAGTTCAAGCATATCCCTTGAGATGGTCATAGATGCATTCTTCGCACACGCCAAAGGGTAGATTGTACTACCGATGGTGTACGCTATGACTAAACCTTCTGCTTTGACTGGATCTGCCATTATTGATATAAATAATTATCTGTGTAAGTGTCAAAAGTATAAGCCGTTCCTGGTGTGTTAATCTTCATATCTCCTCCTCCAATTGTCACCGATGAATGCCCAGTAATTACCACAGTGAAAGTGTTATTTGTTGCAATAGTTTGAGTACCTACGGATAAGTCAAAAGTGAATGGCTGATTTGCCACGTAAACAGGGTAAGTTATAGTCCGTATTGCAGTACCTGATTTCCGCAATTCAAAGGTAACATTTTTGGGATAAGTACTACATGAAACATTGCCAAAAATACCAACTGTGACTGGTGTTGTTAATGTCGTAGCAGCATCATATCTCGCAGTATTGCTTGTCTGTATGCTAAATCCCCCCGATGTAACCAATGTAAGTGGAGCCGTAAGGGTTGCCGTTGTATATGTACCAAGCGTGAAATCAGCCTCAAAGGTTTGCGTAGTCGGTAGGTCTTTCGTCTGATCCCATACTTCTACTAATGTTCCCTGCCATGTATTATTCACAAGGTCAATCTCACTGATATTGGCTGCGTAGTACAATTTGTTTACATCGTCATCCATGAACCGATATGTATTCTGAAATCCCATAAACGCAGGATTCCCTGCATCATCCCACCATAATCCGTACATATTGACATCTATCTTGTTCCGATTGAAACGATTATGCTCCCAATGAGCAACATCATTCTGCTTTCTAAATCCATAAGATTCACCTGCGAAACGATATCTATACCAATCCGCATCCGTTAAAGTAGTTTGGTCAGATTGGAATATTGCCCCTTTGTGCAATGCGGAGAAATGGTCATCAAGGAATATCTCTTGTTTGAAAGAGTTATTTATTGTACTTGACTTATTAAAATATGAATTTATACCCAATATCTTCCGCACATTATCACCAGCTTGGAACGATGGTTGATATTGAACTTCAAGATTCTTATAATAAACAAAAGACGATGTAGATAACGTTGGCGCACCAAGATAAACAGTTAGATTTCCTGCAAAAGGTATTACATTAGATTCCACTTGAACAGTATTCCAAGTAGTTGTATCTACATTTGACGAAGTGCTAATATCAACCGAAATAGGTGATGCAGTGGCTGCGAATAACGATGCAGCAGATATCCATTCTCCTTCTTGATTAAGGCAGTAATAAGTCCCTAATGATTCCACAATAACCCATGCAACTGCAACGGCTGAATAGGTTGGTGACATTGCGGTGGTGAATTTGAAATCTACTGAAAAGTTGATATTAGCAAGTGATTCTACTTTTACTGATTGTGATTTCACCCATTGGTAATTTCCTGAAGGAGAAGGCAAAGTCATGTAAATGTACCTTTCCAATAATCCACCTACAAGGGTACTATTATAGATTTCTCTTGCTCTAAATACCCCACTTCCTGCTGTGGTTGAATCAAGTGTACCGCTACGGAATGTCCATGAATCCACTGCAAACTCCTTTGAGGTCGCTCCACTTGTAATTAATGCACCCCTTCCAAGGGTTTCATTTTGTAATACCTCATCGAATTCGGTGTAGTAGAAATCAACCTCATCAAACTTTGTTGCCCTATTGATGCTCCGCAACATTTCAGGCATAATAGGTTGCATCTCTCTACCTACTCCTACCTCAACATCAAACCGCTTTAATATCTCGAATTGGCTTGATGTTGTGACATTTGCCAAACGCAGATTATTATTGTACGATGTGTACAATTCCTCTGGTCTAAATAACCACATCTGATTTTCATAAAAGAAAATAGACTGACCGAATGCGGTGCATATCTTTTCTATAACAGTGTATGAATCATCATAAACCGTTCCTTCCTGCTGAAAAGTCTTTGCATCAAGATAGCACTGATTGAGCGGATGCCTTCCCGCAGTATCGACCATACTATCATGGAAAATATTATTAAGAACGTAATAATCAGCAGTAACACCACCCGTAAAAAGTGTATAAAGAGCATTTTCAATAAATTGCAATGGTGTGTATTTACCTACTGCTTCTGCACCTGATACGGCAAAAGGAATTGATTTCAGTAACCCAAAACCCTCCGCTGCACGTACAACAAGGTAATGATTACCATCATCCCATACCTCTTCAATATCATCTTGTAAAACGAAACCACGCCAGAGAATATTGGCACCTTCCATGATATAGACTTCAATATCTGTATCATTGTTCTTTATGAATGTATCAAGTGAAACGCCATTAACGTTGGTCTGAATCTGAATTTCAACGAGGAATGTCCGAATTGGCTTGAAGATATCCTCATCGGTATTGTATTCCCGAAATACCACAGGTCTTGGACCAGGTGTGAGGTCAATAGTTGGCAGAGATTCACCCTCTATGCGAAACCACGCAGAATAATCCTTGTTATCTATGGACTTGAAGTCCATTGTGTATTTCAGTACTTTAGCCAACTCTACTTATTTGTGCGTTTGTTCTATTCAATGATCCAACCAAGTCCTGACCTCTTAATACCACATTAACCGCTCCTGCCATGTTCAAGGCTCCTGCTCCGACACCTGAGAAGTTTGGTGCCTTAACATTACCAAAACCGAGGCTTCCTAAAATATCACCAAGAACTGCTTTACCAAGTCCTGCAGTTCCACCGCTTATTAAATTCGCAAGTAATGAAATTATCCCTGTCGCAATAATCTTTGCAACTATCTGATTGATTGCTTGAAGAACTGCTTTTGCAAAAGCCTTGAAAGCACCATCAGCACCGCTGATTAAATCGCTGAATAAGTTTTGCAATGGGCTGAAGAAAGTTTCATTAGCCAAATTAAATGCAGATTCCAAATTAGCCTCTTTGTTCAATGTCTTCAGCGCATCTGATGCCTCTTTGCTTTGCTGACCAATATTAGCCTGATTCGGATTAACCGCTGGTGCTGTTGTCGGTAGTTGTTTTGGCACCAATGCAAGAGCCTGACCAAGGCTGCGTTTTGTTTCACCTATTGCCTCATTCCACTTTTGGAAAAAGAATGTGTTAGCCTTTACAGTAGCCTCAGCACCTGTCAAAGATGAAGATAGTGCGTTGTTTGCTGTTGCGAGTTCGTAGGTACCTTCAGCACCATTTTTAAGGCTATTGCCGTAGTTTTCTGTTGCTGTTGCTGTTCCTTTGGTATTTTCTTCTTGTTTTTTAAGGTTCTTAACCTGTTCCCTTGTCTGCTCATTTATTCCTGCAATACCTAAAACAACAGGATCAAGTTGATTGAGATATGTTTGATTTTCTCCTGTAAGAACTTTGATTTGTGCACGTAGTTCACTTACTGCATTTGCACTATTGTTAAATGCATTTAATGCTGCTTCCTCTGCCGTTACTGAACCAAAACCAGTAATTATAGCTTGTTGTTTCGTTTTATTTAATGCAGCAGCACTTTGAACATATTTTGCATCAGCTTTTATTAGTTTTGCCCTAAGTTCTGCTATCTTAGTTTCGTTGGTAGTAAGTGCTGCAGTTATCCCTGCCTCCTGAACCTTCAAACGCACCGATTCTGCCCTTAATTTACTATTGGCAGCTATAAGTATGTTTGATGCATCAGTAAGCGCATTTTCGTCTGAAATGCCAGATACAACATCAGGAGCAACTTTCTTTAATTCACCATAGGCTGCAAGTCTATCTGCTTGAGGCTTTTTATTATCAAGTAATGTCTTTGTAAGAATTGCAACCTTCGCCTCTTCTGCAGCTGCGTTTCCTGCAGCCTCAAATGATGCTTTGTTGTATGCTTTTTGTGCCTCTGTTAAAGGCTTTGTAATTCCTAATATTACATTAAGTGCTTCACCTAATGAGCCATATTCCTGGATTAAAGATGTAACTATTGAAGTCACAGCACCAAAAGCAAATGCAATACCAGCTGGGCCGATTAACGCACCACCTAAATTCTTTAATGCACCACCAATACCACCCGATTCTTTACTCAATGCACTAAACTGATCCGCCAATATCGGAAGGTTGTTCTGAATCGCAACAAACCCGAAAGGCAAATCTCTTACAACCCCAGAAAGTCCTGTGAGTGTGTTTTGTGCTTTTTGTGCTGCTGGTGCAATGTTTTTTAAGCCATTAGCAGCCTCTTTAGACCCAGGTACCTGAACACCTACCGCCTTGAGATTCTTCAAAGATTGCTCAAGGTCTTCAACGTATTTATTTGCTTGAATTAAATCATCACCAAGAGCAGTCTTTACCGCTGCCCTTGCGCTTTTTAACTCAGCCTCAACTTCTGTGATGGATTTAGTGAATGAGGAAACATCCGCACCAAGCCGAAATATAAAATCTTCATTCATTTACTTAATCGTTTAAAGATTTCTCTCATGTCCTCTTCACTCATTCCTTGCTTTTCATCGCCTGGCAATTCCCATAATGCCTCTGGCGATTTAGGTGCAGTCTTTGGATCACCCATCAACCGAACCATTGTAAACATCAAAAGCCTTGTTTGTCTATAGGTATCGACCTGTTTATCTTGATAGCCATTGAGCATAAGACTAAAGTGTCTCGGACTCATGGCGTAAAAAGAATCAGGAAGTAGTCCTATTTGCCCGAAGGCGAAGGATTCGATTTCTTCAAAGGTGTAGTCTTTTTTTTTGCTTCAGGTTCCAAGGCTTTCTGCACAAACTGATTGTTTGTCCATAATTCCAAAATTGCTTTCACTTGTTCCATTGCTTCAGTATTAGTAAGATTACCCTCAACCCAATCAGCGAATACCTCAAAGCTATACTCAGGCTCTACATCCTTTATTAAACAGTTATTAAAATAACCGCTATAAAGTATATGTGCTATGCCTATTTCGTTTATGTCTGCACCTTGATGTGTTTTTCCTTCAACTAACTTAGTTGAAAGGTACCTATAAGATGCCATCCCGAATTTAAGTCCAATTTTAGTATCGTTTAAAGTTAAAGTGCAATAGTTCATAATTAAGCAATTACATCAAGAACACCAGTAGACTGAATGGTGCCTGAGAAGTTAATAAATTCAGTAGTTGATTGGTTCAAAGTCAAATCAGTAACATAACCGCTAAACTGATGATAATAAACTGTTCCTACTGATGCGCCCGTTACAGTTGGGTTTTGAACCCTTACAGTAACAACAGTTTTATTAACCATTGCTGCAAGAATGTCCTCATAGCTAACTTGAGCAACTGTCGGAGCAGTTTCACAAATTGCATCAAAGTCAACTGTCATTTGAGGCTCTGAAGGTGAGGTTAAAACACCGCAATTGGTTTGCTCTGTTGTTGCATCCATTGTAGTGTTTACTGAAGATGTACGCAGACAAACAAGGTTCTTATATGATGAACCACCAGCAACATCTATTTCGATGTTTTGAATTGATCCTAAAATCTGACCCATTTTACTTTATTTTTGATTTACTAAATTACTTATTGTTATTATCTTTCTGGCTACAAAATTATCGCCATTTTGCAAAGGTAAGTAAGTTGACGAAGTTCTTGCCGTTGGGAACACTTCAAAGTCTGCGTCATCAAAGCCATCCACAGCAGTATCAGGAATAAGAATATTGAGAATCTGCCCTGCAATATTATCCACTACTGCGTTATCGTAAATACGATATTGTTCACTGAAAATGTCTATAACAACATCTACATTATTCCCGAATGATTGGTTAGTATTTACAGCAGTTTCAGTTATAGATGAAATTACTACATAGTTTTTTGGAGTAGTGCGAAATGGTGTCTGCCCATAAACAGGCACATCTTGCCCATTATAGGAGATGTTACCATATAAGGCACTCACATATATCGTTCGAACGCTATTACTTGCGTCTTTCATCTTTTAATATTTGTATTACACGCTCCTTAAATTTAGGCCAATAAGCCAAAATTGAAGGTCTCATGTATGGTCTCGCAGGTAAATTAACTTGTCTTGCTCCTTTACCCTTGTATTTCGCAGCTAATTCCTGCCATTCTACGTACTCTGGTAATTCAAATCCTTGCCCTGTGCCGAACTCAACATAAGCAGCGTATTTCTTTTGTGCTACGAGTTGATAATTCAAGAATTGGTCTTTCTTGAGGCTTATTGAGGCTCTTAGCACACCTGTATCAACTGGGCATAGATTCTTCGCACTTCTTGCCATTAGTTCTCCATGCGCAGCAAGTTCCATATCCATCTCTGAGGCAACAGCATCAACTTTATTCTTATACTTTTTAAGAATATTGTTAAATGCTTTATCAGGTATTTCTATGTTGAACCCTTTCGCCATTAGATTACTACTTGTCTATATTGATGATAGTTCAAGCCTTCCCATGAAGGATATTGTGAAACTGATTTTTTAGGATCAGCATTCATTTGCTTTCCTCTATTCTCATACATCCATGAAACCAAAGTAAGAATATCGTTCTTCAAATCATTTGGAATGCTACCATAACCAGCTTGATAAACAACATTGTAAATCCCTGCGGAGTAGAGCCACAACTTACCACCTATCACCTCATAATCATCATTTACAGTTAGTGCTTCATTGTCGTTAATGCCTTCCTTTATGTTTATGCTGTTAATACAAACCAAAGGAGAATATGGTAAATCAACTACCCAAACATTTGGGATGCTACCAGTTAGTTCTATGTTGGCAGTGATTAGCTTATTAACAAGTGAACGCCCTGTGAGTTTCTCAAGGTGTTGCCTTGCTGCTGATATTAAAGAATCTATTAATGTATCATCAGAGGTGTAATCAATACGCATCCAATTTTTTGCATCAGTCCTGCTTACAGGCTCTGCAACTGCGTCAGCGTTAATTGTTACACTATTTATGTATATCGCCATTGTTGTACTTTTTCTTGCATCCAATCATTGAACTTATCAAGTGCTTCTCTTGGATCATGTTCTCGACTTCGTGCTTTTGCTTTCTTTGATGCAATAGCGTAGGCTTTTTCATCATCCAGGGATGTGATAGCCTTAACCCAGCTTTTGACATCGTTTCGGTCTTTGATATATATTCCTGCTTTACCACAATTCTCTTTTAATCCATTAGCCTCAGAACTTATAACAGGAATACCGCTACACATTGCCTCTGTTGCCGTTCGCCCCCATGATTCATAATCCGAAGGCATTAGCAGTATTCTTGTTTGCCTATAAGCATCCAATATATTTGGATTATTCTTGATGTAAGTCAGATTAGGTAAATCTTGAGTTATTTGCTCATCATAGGAACCAAGAACACCAAGAAATGACTTATGAGGCATTGCTCTTGCTATATCTACAAAGACCTTGCCCCCTTTGTTCTCGTTGCAGTTGATTAGTGTAATATATTCGCTCTTCGCAGGTTCAATTTTTAAGTCGTAGTGTCTAAAGTCGCAAGGAGGCGTTATTACAAAATTAGGGAAATTGTATTGCAATAGGTCTTTTAACCAAAAAGAATTATATATGATGTGTTGCCTATGCTCTGCGTCTATAATCTCTGGGTAAGGATGGGAATTATGGATTAAATGAAATACTGGTTTTTTGTAAATCTTAGCAGTGTGAATTGTCCACCTTGTATAATCCAAATGCGTAAATACTACATCTGCCCATCGAAACATACCCTCAATGAGATTGGCATTGGGTGGAAACACATCCACGCCATCGAAAGTATAGTTATTTGTGATTCGATAGTGGTTAGCTTGGTGTAGCAATACACGAATATTGTGACCTTTAACTTGTAAATGTTTTACAATATGGTGTAACATATACTCTGCACCGCAGTTGTGCGCTGGAGGGTATAGGTGAATGCTACAAAGTATATTCATGTCAGTAATTTATATAAACACCATAATGCTCATTCTTGAACAGATTATGCATCATTGGGTATCTCTCAATGAATATCTTATGAGTCAGATCATCCTGCCTATGAATCTCATAATCATTACCGCCTACTGCTCCTTGTGGCATCATGTAAGGTATAGCGACCATCATTTTCTTATCAAGCGCATGAATCCTTGTCGTTAGCTTCTTAGCCTCAAAGAATGTCATGTGTTCAATGACATCACCTAAAATAATGTAATCGTAAGCATGAACGTTTACATCTAAGGCATCCCTGCAAAATATATTGTTATATATCTTGTCAAGTTCAAACTGCTTTATGTAATGTTCATAAACCTCTACACCATCAATAAATTCAAAGAACCCTTTTAGCAATGTGCCATAGGTGCCACACCCCGCTCCAATATCTAAAATAGATATATGCGATTCGAAATTCATTGTCATGTGTTCAAGGAACTCTCTCTTAAAATAGTCGTAGGAATATGGCATAATTAAAAAAAGGGGAAGGCACGACACCTCCCCCAATACAACATGAAACAGGAATTATATGTTACCATAAACCGCAGCGCCTGGCTGGAACTGAAGAAGTTCACAACGAGCCTCGCAGCGGAATGTGATGAGGTTCTTGATAAAATCATCCTGATCGAACTCAGTTGACCTTACAGACAGACCTGATTGCTGTGCAATGGCAAACTTAGTAGAGTCCATTACATAGATTTTACCAGAAGTCACAAGGCTATGAGGTACAACAGGAACACCTGCAATTCTTACATTACCATTGTTGTCGATAACCATACCTCCAGGAACAGAGTAATCAGCAGGCTTTGTTTTCAGAAGTCCTGCCCAACCAGCGTGAGTGGTCAGAGCAAGATTAGCAGTCCAGTTCAATGCACCAAGCTGAGCAAGGTAATCAATGAACTTTTCAGCAGTGTTGGCACCTGAAGATGAACCAGCAGTTGCAGAGGCTGCGATTGCGTTGAGGTAGTAAGTATCTTCAGCCTTTTGGAAGTCTTCAATCAAAGATTGCTGAAGGTAAGCCTGAAGGAAAGGCAAATCATCAATCATTTGACGAGAAACTTTAGCATAACCAGCGATGAAAGACAATGCAGTATTTACTACAGTTACATCGTAGTCAACTTGAGGCTTTGCAGAACCTTCAGTTTGCTTACCAAAAGAACCTTCTCCGACGGGGGTATTACCGCGTGGGAAAGACACAGAACCTGTGCTTACAGGGATGATATTGAATACAGAACGCAAGTGAGGATTAACAAAAGACCTCAAAGCTGGGTTGTCAACATAGGAAGTGTAAACAGAACCAGTGAGGTTGTTGCTGATAGTCATTGTACCAACAGCCTTTTGGTCGAGTTCGTAAGAGAACCCTTTACCTCCATTTCTTGCAGCAGACTTGATGTCATCCCATCCTTTGGTTACTGCTTCAGCTATTGCACCTTTGATATTGTTGATATGCTCAGCGTAAGAAGTAGCAACTTTAACTTCCTCTTTAGCAGCGATTTTGCCAAGAGCAGCTTTTGCTTCAAGAACTTCTTTACGAGCCTCTTCAAGAGACTGATTAGATTTAACAAGCTGCTCATTAACCTGAGATACCTTGTCTTCGAATTGCTTAGCAGCCTTTTCTGTGTTGGCGCTAACTTCTGCTTTCATTTCAGAAAGCTTGGATGCAAGAGCATCCTCAAACTTTTTTAACTCTTCCATTTTTAAATGTTTTTGATGATGTTAATAAATGATTCCACTGGCACTGATTCTTTTTGCTGCGTTGGCTCCACTGTGGTAACCTTCGTGCTATTCATCATCTCGACCATTTGGGCAAGTTGTCTAACTTTAATAAGGCAAAGATCTATTGTTTCATCAGTCACATCAGAGTGCCTGATAAACTTCTCAAAATTACGAATTGTTTCTTTTAACTCTTCGACAGAAGTTATCGACTTCATGTTAATAACAGGCGTTGCCTCATTCGCACCCCACGCAGTTAGTGATGAACCTTCAAAAAGCATTACCTCATGTATTTCGTTGGCATCATTAGACTTTTGCTCTCTTAATGTCCTAAATCCAATAGAATGCTCCTTAATGAGGTCTGATTCCACCATCTTGATGAAATCCTGACCTAATCTATGCTTACCTATCTGAGACCGATAGTACAAGCCGTAACCATCTTCCTTTAGTTCGATAATCTTGCCCAAAGGCTGAGATGGATCGTGATTCATAAGGTGCTTAATTCTACCCTTGCCATTTGGCCCCCAATCCTCAATACTGCGTTTAAATGCGCCTGGCATCATTATGTCACCATCAGAATCTACATTTCCGAATGCAGAGAAATAGCCTGTGATGATGCCCTGTTTTGAATCTATGTCTTTTACTTCAAGTCCGTTTTGTTTGTATTTGTATATCATACTTTTATTATTTTCTTTCACTAAAATACCTTTTGCATCAGTGTTTTCTCTTATTAGCCTTATTTCATCCTCATTATTATCGTAATGAGTACCAATACCAAGTCTCTTCACTGTTTCCCATTTCAACTTGCCATTGGTGAAATAAACTCTTGACCTTGGAATACCAATCTCATCTGCCACCTCATAAACTGCTTTGCTTTGCTCCTCCTGCCTTCTTGTTATGATATAAACAGTTTTCCCTTCCTGTTTTAACTGCATTGCTTTTTTCTGATACCTATCCTGTGTCAAAGTATCATCAAAGTCAAAACTAACCTTATTCATATCAGCAGCCTTGTGATATTCATCATGGTTATCTTCATCATCCTCTTGCGCTAAATAAGCTGCATAGGCTTGAATTGCGTTCTGTCTTGTAGTAAACACACACTCGCCATCCCCTATTCTATATTTTCCATTATCGCATCTGTAAATTGGCATATTATCTTATTTGTGGTTCATTTAATCTCGGTTTCATCATAAGCCTACCATTGGCATCTCTTTTAGGGATAAAGGCTACTGTGCATCTGCAATTGATGGTAAATCCAGCTGGGGCAGTTATATCCCCAGGCTGCATGGCTGCGACAGGCTCACCTTTCTTACCAGTTGAAGTGAATGGTTCATCAAACCCAACTATCACCCCGTCAAGTTCAACATGATCAAACTCATCTTGAGGTATTCTCCTTGTTCGTGCATCCCTTGCGCTAATCCATTCTTTATCAACTACAAAAGGATGTGCCTCTGCTCCTTTCATCGCTCCTATGTTGGAAGACCTCATCACCTCTGTCCTTACTATTCGCCTTGCTCTAAATGTCGCATAAGATAACTGCTCATCAGAGGTAATAATTCGCACTATTTCATCCACTCCCATTCCTTCTTCAATCCCTTTGCTTACTATATCAAGCAGTTTCTTCTTGGTGGTAGATGTAATATCTGCCACCAATACAAACCCCTGCTTTAGCAAGAACTCAAGAACCGCGTCTGTCCACTCACGATTAAAACCAAAGGTTTCTGCTTTCTGGTTAGCCTCTATCTTTAATGCTCGATATACACTATTGCCAAATAACACCACAGATTCCTTGTACATCGCCTCAAATATCTTGAGCATCTCTTTATCCCACAAATCGAGTCCAAGCCTTGAACGTGCAGCATCAACACCAATGGCTTCGATATCTCGAGCAAATCTCTTGAACTGTGCTATTATACTATTTCGCACTTGTTCAAAATACTTTGCATCAAGCTGCGCCCGAAGTCGTTCCACCTTTCTCCAATATTCTTTGCGCTGATTGGCGTTCATCGTATAATCTCATTTTATAGCTATGCCTCACTTCATTTCTCAACCTATGCTCAGTAATGCAAGTTCTTTCGGTTGGCAACTTTGGAAACCTATTCATCACTATTTGCCAAATCTCCTCATTGGTTGTTGTTGCTGTTATCATTTGGGATAGTTAAGTCCATCATTGTCTGCTCAAGTGGTATGAGACCTTGCGAAACGTAAGAATACTGGTAAGCACCTTGTTTCTCCTCATAACCCATTGCAGTTCTCTTCTCATCGAAAGTCAACCAATCAGCTTGTTTTAGTTGAGCAACCATCTTTTCCATATCTGCCTGAAGTTCTGGAAGTGCAGAGATGTCGTAATCGATGTAAACGTTCTCACCAAAGCGAGGTACCAGCCATGAATTTAGTTCATCTCTTAATTCACCACAAAGCGGAGCAATGGTATTCGTGATCAAGTCACGCATTGCATTGTTATAGTTGTTGTAAGATGAAGTATCTGTGTCAAATAACACTATCGGCATTTGGAATACCCTACACCATTGGTGAAGTGTCATCTGCAATGTTTTAACCAATTCCATATCAACTGAAGACAAGCCAAAGTTGAGATAGTTATAAGGATATTGCATAACGCCAATGCTACCCTTGTTATCTGTGCCGTTTAACCTATCGTTTATTGCCCTTTGTATCATTGATGCCTGCTCAGGTGTCATTTGTGGCACATTGTTATTTACCACTTCAGGAACAAGCGCACCTTTAGCACCTCCGTTCTGAGTCATCTTTGCAGAGGCATCAGCAGCGTTGTTTGACATTCTCAAGAGTTTCCAAGCAGAACGCAAAGGCGAAACACCTCTAAGATGTGAGCGTGTTACATCGTTGAAGTCAGGGTTCCAGGACTTCCAATGGCAGACCTGATCCTTTGGTATGTTAATACCTTGTCCAACCATTAACTTGTACCCAAGAAGTCCATAAATATCTTTTGGATCAGGATAGATTTCAAGGAACTGTGTAGGCAGAACGTTTAACTCCACGAATCTACTGCCAGCAGTACCACCATCATTTCCATAGATATTGCCCTCACCCGATAGGATCCTAAACCCAAACAAGTTCTGAAAGAACTGGTCTTGAGCCTGCATTGGATTAGGTCTCTCAAGCAATTTAGCCAATGGTGAATTGGTAACAATGTTTTCCTCATAGGCATTCTTGCGCTCTAACAATGCCCTTTCGAATGCTCCTTTGTTGGCAAGACCTTTGCTTAATTGCTTGTAACGTTCCAAAGAAGTCTTTGCCCTATCGCCTGGCTTCATCTTGTACACATACCAAGGAATTGACGCAGCCTTTCTTGCAAGGAATGTAACAATAGAGTAAACATCGCTATTACCCATATATCCTTCAGTAACATAAGCACCCTGATCGTAATTCTGCAACACAACCCCGTTTATCGGTTGCAATTCCCTTTGTACTGTCGGATATGGATTGATTCCTTTATTTCTCTTGAATATATCTAAAATAGCCATATTGTTATATTATACCCCATGTTAATTGAGGTGCGTTTAATTTTGTGTAAATAGCATATCTAAGCGCATCAGAGATATGATCATTGAACTTTACAGGGTCTTTACCCTGCTTGCCATTTGCATCAGTCTTCCACTTGTAGTTGTTAAGCTCCTTTATCAGATTTGCGCTATCATTTGTAACATAAAGAGGCATTGATTTTACCTTCATTATACCAGCGTAAACATCCTTTAAAGCCAACTTCGCATTTAACCCAGCCCTGGTAAGTTCTTCAATTGTTTTAGGCTCAGCAGCATCGCAGAAGATTTCATCATAGGGTGAAATGTTGAGAGCCTTAACACGCTCTACAAGGTCTGATGTAGTTAGCTTTGTCTCATACAACATCTCTTGAGCATACGCAGCATTCTCATGAAATACCACCTTAACCAAAGCAGTAGGTACGTTATAACCAAAGTCCAAACCATATACAGTTTCGCCTTCAGGTAATTCCTTGCAAGGCTTCCAATGGGTGTAAATGGTATCGTTCATGTTTCCTTTCTGCCCGAGTCCATAGATCAGCCAGTAATTCTCATCAGCATCTTTTAGACGCTCAATCTCTTCAATCAATTCCTTTGCTAAGAATGGATTGTCCTTGTAAGTAGTAATGTAAAAATCAGCGTCATCTCTTGGTATCACCTTGTCGAAAACCCAATGGTATTCGTCTGAAGGGTTGTAATCCACTACTATTTTACCTTCAGTACGCATTGTAAGCTGCACCCATGCCTCATAAGACATCTCGGTGCATTCGTTCATAAAGAGGTATGTGCGTTTACGCCCTCTTATTTTGTGAGGCTGGTCAACACTAACGAACTCAACAAGGTTACCATTGAGGTTATAGGTTTGCTCAGTCTTGTTGTGATTCGCCTCATCGTAAATTCCCATCTTTAGGAGGATTTCAATGAAGTCACGAAGGACTGAGCCTTTGATGCTTGGAAGTGATTGCCTAACAATTGACAAAGTATTACCTCTCTCCTGCAGTAGCTTAATGATAAACCACAGAATGATGTTGTAAGTCTTACCACTACGACTACCGCCCTGCATAACAGTAACTCTTGCTTGTGATTTAGCAAGTATGTCAAATACTTTGTTTGTTTGTATTTTAAGTGGTTGCCCCATTGATAATTTCTACTGTGATTGCATTGAGCTTATCCCCATCGGCACCAGTGATTTCTTGGCGTTCTATGTAGCCTCTTTTCTTTCCTTTGGTTTTTAGGAAGAATATCAAAGCAGTAGTATCACCAGCATCAATCTGCTGATCAAGTTTCCTTTCAGCCTTATCAAGCCTTGTTTCTTCTTCCAACTTTAAATATTCCTCAAGACCCGATTTTGTAATATAGTCTTTTGCGGTATGCCAGTCACATTTGAGTCTTGCTGCAATTTCAGTTATGTAACCACCACTACCATCAATAGCCTTTTTTATATCGGATATTTGGTAATTCTTTGCCATCAGTTTTCTTTGTTAGTATTCATCAAAACTTCCATATTGTGAGTAAAGCCTTTTTCATCTACCTCATTTCGCTCATAAATGCGAAAACGTACCCAACCTTCATTTGTTTGCAGAGTGTCTAAAAACGCCTTAAAATCATCTCTATTGACATTTAGTACAAATGAGCCGTCTTTTGACTTGCGGATGTAAAAGCCTTTTTTCATTTACAACAAAATTAGAAATAATTCGTACTATTATGAGTATTTTTTTTCTAATACACTATAAACCTCAAATGTTGTTTTACAAGTGTAAATTTCAATATCGTTTTTTGTCCAAATCTCATGCAATAATTTTTGTTTTGGTGAAAGTGAGTTATATGGCATCTTCAATTCCATAAACCAAGTAGTAGGCTTCAAAAAACAATAGTCAGGAACTCCTGCAAGTAATCCCATTGATACCAGCTTAGACCTGATTTTAGCATTAGTTGCAGATTCATTAGGTACATGAAAGTAATATTTTCTCCAATTTGGATAGTTATGGTTAATAAATGTGTTAACTGCTGCTGAAAATTGGTCTTCATTTTGTGGTAAAAACGCTAAAAATTGCTCTTTATTCATGCTAAAAAATTTTCTATCCTTAACCTTAACCGCATAACTTATTGATTTATAGTTATTTAAAGTGGTTAAGGATAAATTAAAAAAACGTTGCAAAACTATATATGTAATAATGTGTGTGTGTGTGTGTGTATATATATATACATATATATAACTTTTAATAGTATTTTATCCTTAACATCCTTAACCAATTAATGAAAAGCAATACCAATAAGGCTTTCAGCGGTTAAGGATAAAATTTACGTATCCTTAAACCATCTTTAACCTTAACCTAAAAAGGATAAGGTTTATAGGTATTTTCAGTCTTTTCAGATACTTTGTACAATTGTTGAGTAGTTCGATTTATCTTTTTTATTTCGCATTCATAACCCAACCTTTTTAATTCAAATCCTATTTTACGAAGTGATAGCTTTTGACTTGATTTTGCTTCCAATGATACCTTTATGTCAGTAGCAGTAAGTTCTACAAACCATGAACTTTCAGGTAATTGATAGTATTTGTTAATTAAATCATATTCAACTGAATATTCCTCAAACTTGTCGTTTTTCTTTGCCATTCTTTCTACATCTTCAGTAGTCAACTGCCATTCAAAACCAGACTGCCATAAATTATAAGCTTCAATAAACAAATCATCTTTATTTATTGCATTATATCTTTTATGATCTATGCCAAATATTTGCATAGGTAATAAACGCCTGTTTCCAGTAGGATCGTTTAATATCTGAAGATCATTAGTAGTTCCGCAAAGAACTGCCAAACGGTCTAAGTCTACATTCATTTTCCCGTATGGTTCACGCAGCGTAAATGTTTGTTTACTTGTTAATTCTTTTAGTCTTTTGCTTTCTTTCTTTGACTTTCCACCCATTTCATCATCCATGATTATGAGTTTTTGCGTCATAAGTATTTCATCATCTTTACCAGCATCAAGTTTACTTTCTGCATAATATGGAATTAATGCCTTTGGTAGCATTCTTCTAAAGGCCTCAGTTTTTCCTGTACCTTGTTTTTCTCCTGCCAGAATTAACATTAATGGAGAATGTATGCCATGTATAGCAGAAATAACACCAACAAGCCATTTTTTACCAAAATACTTGATATCATCAGGAGTATCAAAGCATGAAAAAAACTCATCTATTACCCCAACTGGATTGCCAGTATTTTCTTCGAACCATTCTAATAAAGGATTATAAGATGGTGTATTATTAGAAAAAACAATCTTCATAAATATCTCTGAAGATAATTCAGTAAATATGTTTTTACAATCTAAAAACATAGTGTTTAATTCTATCTCATCAAGTATTTTACCATTGTTTTCTATTTTACGAGTAATTACGTTTCTTTTCAATTGGTACTGGTGTCTGAGATATGCCCTAACTTGATCAACTATACTTTCACCTGTTTTTACATCTCCATTAGATTGAAAAGCTTGTCTAATTATATCATCTGCATCCTGCTTTGGTATACCTTCAAACTTTTCAAGATTATCAGCTATTTGTGTTGCTGATAAACCAGCTTTCTTCTGTGAAGATGTAACGGCTGCAATTTTGCGTGTTTTTTCAGTATAAATATTAATGCCAGCCTGTTTTGCATGGTAATAAATTGTCGCAATTGTAACTTTTGAAGTATTTGTCCTATGTTTTACACAATGTGTATATTGTTTATCACACATTGATTTTTCATATTTACCTGAAATTTGAGAAAGAGCATGAAAATAATGCCTTCCTTGTTCACCAAACTTATCAGCTAATCCAAAACCTATACTTAACCAATCACGATAATCTTCAACACAATTAACTTGTTTTTTAACCATTTGATTTATTACTTCATCAAATTCTGTTTGAACAAATATTGTGTTTGTTATTTTAAGCTTTTTTGGCTTTGGTAAGTACTTTTTAAATATTGCAGCTTTTTCATTCAAGTGCATATCAGGATCATAGCTTACATATCTTGCTCTGCTTACATCTTTACCTGAAGGATCAACAATAATTTGATACTTGTTTTTTAAGTAATCTGCAATAGCATCAAAAGCATCTCTGTGCTTTTCGCCATCAATTCGAAATATTGCACAAAGCCCAGTATTAGATACTGATTTAAAAATGGCATAAATATATGGATCAGTAGAAAGTAATGCCCTGGTACTTTCAATTTCGCTTTCAATATCGTCAATATCCATTCCAATAAAATTAGAATGTAGTGTTAAGTTCTCAATTTTACGATTTTCCTGAAAGTATCCTGAGATTGTAACATGAGGCATTATTTCACGCTTTTTCTCCTGCCTTTGGTTATGATCGCTAATTTTTCTGATCTCTTGCGCTAACTTTTCCCATTTACCATGCTTTACATTATACAAAAAGATAGATAAAGGCATTTTTTCAGTAGATACCTTTTCACTAATATTTTTATAAAAACTGATTATGGATTCCATGTCTTGAATGATTTTTTAATGTTATCGGTTAATGTTTTTTCTGCTAATTCTCTATGAAACTTGTTAAACTTTATGCCTTTTGCTCTACACCAAACCTCAGCTTTTTCAAAATATGTGCGGAGGATAAAATTAAACTTTTCTTGGTTCATTTCTAAAGTATTGTATTTAGCCTGTGTTGCTAAATTGAAACCTATCTGAAAAAATGTGTAATAAGGCTTTTTATCTTTGTTTTTAGATATCATTTCAGATACATCAAGGTTCTTTGTTACTAAAACAAACTCCTTTAACTCTTCCTCAACTGTTGGATTTGGTGGTGGGAAGATATATCCGCATTCATCACATTCCATTGTACGAGTATGCAAAATCTTAAAACATTGTGGGCATTCTTTTACTGGTGCAACACCTTCTTTGCCTTTTTTTGGTGGATTATGAAATATTTCTGTCCAATCTTTACTATCACACCAATCGCCATGAGTAATGGCATTTCCACCCATATCTAAAATTGTAAATACCTTTTTGTCATTTATAGGTCTTGATCCTCTGCCTGTCATTTGCAACCATAAAGGCATTGACATTGTAGAACGATTCACAATAACTGTTTCAATAGTAGGTTCATCAAATCCTGTTGTAGCTATTCCTACATTGTTCAATATTGCACCTTCAGTCATTTCAAACCATGCTAAAATTGCTTCTCTTTCATTTTCAGGTGTAGTTCCATCAAGATGCTTTGAATCATATCCAGCATCTAAAAAAGCCTGATTAACTAATATAGAATGCTCAATATTTACATTAAATACTATTGCTTTTGTACCATTTGCCTTTTCTGCATAGATTTTAACTGCATTCTTAATATATTTTGGTTTTGAAAACTCAAGTGCCATTTGTCCTGTGTCAAATTCACCGCCAACAACATTTAACGCATTTCTATTTACTGCATCTCTTGCAGCATAAGTAGCATTTTGGCAAAGATTACCCATCTTAATCAGATCAGGTATATCTACACCACAAACAATGTCTTCATAGTAATTTTTCATTGGTTTGTCTTTCCCTGATGCTAATGGTGTTGCAGTAAAACCAATAAAAAAAGCATCTTCAAAATGCTCATGTATTTTATTAAAGTTTGCAATATGTGCCTCATCAATAATTACTAAACCAATGTTTCTTATCCACTCAATTCTTCTTTTTAAAGTTTCAACCATTGCAACATAAACTTTTGCTTCAGGTATATGCTTCATTCCTGCAATAATTATTTGTGCTTCAATGCCGAAATGCTGAGATAATGCCCTTCTTGTTTGTTGTAATAGTTCTTTCCTATGAACTAAAATCACAACTGATTTACCTGATTTATCAGTAAATCGTTTTGAAATTGAGGCGAAACAAATTGTTTTACCTCCTCCTGTTGCAAGTTGTGCAACTACTTTTCTTTTACCTGATGATAAACATTTGGCTAATTCATCTGATAACTTTTGCTGATATGGTCTTAATATCATAATAAAAAAACCTGAAGGTTTGATACTGGTAGAAGCAAGTGTACATACACTTGGCAGTATCGCCCCTTCAGGCTTAAAATGTTTTTAATTGCTGGGCTTCTACCTCCAACTATGCAAAGATACTATTTTACCAGATTTTTATTAATTATATCCACCATTTCATCACTTATTTCTTCCGTTTTATACATCTCCAGCGTTAATTCTATTGCTATTCGTAATTCTCTTAAAGTTGAAGGCTTTATCATTAATCCATTTATGCCTTCAATTAATCCTGCTTTATTTATTTCTATTAAGTTCATGTATCATTATTTTTACAGTTCTACCTTCTAATATCGCATCAATAGCCTCCTCAAGATCGCACCTATAATCAGCAGGAATCAAAGGTATTTTCTCCCTTAATCCTTCGAGTGCAAACATATCAGATTTAAGTTCTTTGTCTATTCCTTGTCTTACCTCATCAGGGAATAAAGGATTAGTCTTGAAGTCTCTAAGAATCCATTGCAGATGCTTTTCATAGTTTTTAAATGTCTTTCCTGCGTTACCTTTTGATGATCTTTGAATATCTTGAGCGAATTCGATTGCCAGCTTAATGTGCTGGATTGTTGACATTATTGAGGATTTCATGTTATTGTGTTTTTAAAAATACCCCCAGCATAGAAATGCCAGGAGGAAGGATTGCTAACTAAAATGGTAAATCTGAGCCAGGTTCTTCAGTCTTAGGAGTAAATTCAACCGCCTTACCATTGCCAACGTAATGTTTATCGGCAGAGGCTTCACGTTGTTCCTTGGTCTTGTTAACGTAAACTGTATGAGTGTTATCATACTTGTCTTTTTCTTTTCTGTCTGCAACTGTCAGGCTGCAGTACCATTTGCCGTTTTCTGACTTTTTTCTTGCCCATTCTGGGATGTCGGATAGGCAGATGCTAATGTTAATGAGTGCCATTTGTTATGGATTTAGTGATTAATTATTTAAAATAATTTACAAAGTTGTAATACTAATAAGAAAGCAAACATAAGAGCAATAAAAGGTAGTGCTATGTAAAAAAACCTTTCAGACCATGGCATATACCTCCAATCTTCAATATCTACAACGTCAAAAAGATTTACCCAACAATATACAACAAACGAAATACCGAGTAATAAAACTATTATTAATATCATTGCAGTTCATTTAATAAATTTCCTTTGGTACTCCAAGGCGAAGGATTTGAGCCTCCCACCATGTAGTGTCTTTCGTAATCATTTTCTTTTCAATCTTATGTGTCTTTGGATCAACCCTAATTATCATGCCATAGTCACACATAGTCGCTGCCATATAGCCATTAACTTGATAGTCATAGCCAAAATGAGCAATTGACTTATTTAGTGGTAACTCTGAAACCTTCAAATCTATGACTATTTTACCAGTTCTTACCATGTCAACCCTGCCCTTGTAGGGCATAATCATTCCTGCGTATTCGAAGTCAGCCGTTACAGATAACTCAGTATCAAGAAAAGGCAATATACCGCTTAATTCGGCTTTTATTGCATTTGCGATAGGTACAACTATTTCACGATGCTCATGATTGTATTCTGAAGGCTCTAATAAGTAGTTATGCACAGCTGTGCCAAGCCTCATTTTAGCAGTGGGTAGAAACCCACCGCTTTTGATAGAGGAGTAGCTAAAACCAACTATTTTAGAATAAGCATCAAAATTGTTCTTGTAGAATTGAACGTTACTTACTTGCATACCTCTTCCATTTGTAAGTTAGTCAATTCAGCACCTGACTTGCCTAATGCCTCTGCCATTTGAGCCAAAGTTAATTTGCTCCATGACTTTACACGCAACTTATCCACTGGGAACACCTTAATAAAGTTCACCAGCACCGCTTTTGCCCAAGATTCTGATTCTACTACGACAACCTTCATTTCACGCTTTATTTTAGGCGTTTCTATGGTTACTGTCTCTGCTTGTGCTATAAGTACATTGGTAGCAGTTTCAATGGCTATTTCCTCTGCTATTGCAGTTTCACGCTCATTGGCAGCCTTCTCTAAAGCTTTTATAGCAACGTCAGCATTGGCTAAGTCCATTTCATAGTTAATCCACCTTTCAGCAGCGTTCTTTTTGGCTTTCATTAGGTCGAAAACAGGATCATACTTGTCAATGGAGTTATAGATTTCCATTGCCCGAACCTCAGAAACCAAAACCCTATTAAATTTAGTCATCTGAGGTATTTCGAACTGATCCAAAATGTGCTGCATATCAGCTATCATCGCAGGTATTTTCTCAGCTGGTACCCTACATGATAAACAATTGCGATAAGATGCCTCAATGGCTTTTTCGTAGTTTAGCCGATTCTCTGCTGCGATTCTGAACCATTCGTTAATAATGTGAGTACGAAGTGCTGCCTCTTCATTGAGGATTTCTTGCGCTTGTAATGCCTCTTGTTCTGCTTTCTTACGCATCTCTAACTCTACCACAGCAGCAGCAGATATGATGTTAGCCATGCGTTTCTCATATTCCATTGCAGGATTTATGAGTTTGTCATCTATGAGCCTTGTAAATGACATTCGCTTTTCTTTAGCCTCTGACATTATTGATTTCGCAGATTTTAGATTCTCAGTATTGATTTCTGAGAGGATGCCCTGAATCTGAAGTTCTGCCTTTTGCAGTTCCTCAAATAGGGAAGATTTCATGTCGGCTAAACGAATCCAGCCTTGTTGTTGTGTAGTTAGTTGCATGAGTAGTGTATTATAATTGCCCAAATAGATAGGGAAAGTAAAGTAATTATTGACCAAGTAAGGCGAAATTTCCAGCGTTTCATAAAATCAGATCATTAGGTTTAGAAATCTGTGCTAATTGCTCATCAGTCATTTCCACATTGTTCATTGCCCACTCAATTAACTCTGTTTTACCTTCTTCAATGGACTTTATAAGGCGATTCCATTGGTCTTCGTTCAGCTGTTTTTTCACCTCTACAGCTTGAACATCCTCTGTGATGTTTTCCATTTCCTCTGGAACATAGACTGGACCTTCATAAATGTCTGGGCAGAACCACCTTACGCCATTGCTCATGGCACGAGCAAA